GTAGACTCGTTACGTCCAAGTAAGAAACCTTCCGTGCCACCTTGGAACGCCCCTGTTAGCTCTTCAGCACCTTCAACACGGATTTCAGGAAACATGTTGTTAAAGGCCACTAAAATGCTATCAGGCGAATCTGGACTCATACGAGTACCGCGAATCACGTTCAAACGCCCTTCACTCAATACCAGCAAGTTAGGACTCTCAACGCCTTTAGTTAACGCTTTAATTTCCGTAACACCTTGAACCAAGTCCCGAAGGATCTGCGTAGGCGTTTTTGTTGACCATAAGGCGGATGAGCCCGTGCCATCAGCAGTTACTTGCGCGTTAGGGACAGAAGCGTTTGTTAAAACACCCACAATGCCTGCCACGGTGTCACCTACCCAAAAGAGTTGGTTATGACGAGCCATAACACCACGTTGTGTAGCTAATGCCTTACGAACCGTTAGAGGCGTTCCTTGAATAGCCGCCTTTTTAATGTCCATAATGGAATAAGAATAGCTTAAGCCAATGGTTTCAATTTTAGAAACAAATTGACGCCCTGCTATTTCAACAGAAGGGACATCGGTCGCATAATCACTAATGATTTTAGCTAAACCACGAGCGTCGTACTGATAGTAGACTTGCGTTTCGGCATAATCAGGCGTCGTGCTGTCAATAGGAAACAACTCAACGGCCTTCAGCATACCCTGCTTGATATCGTAGGTCTGATTTTTAATGACTTCTAACTGACGCCCAAAATAAGCGCTTTGGTTAGCGTCCAAATTGATCTGTGCGTTCATGTGCTTGTGTCCCTTTCTACAAGTCTACGTCGAGTAAAACAAGCGTGTCCGTACCGCCAGTAACAAATTTACCCATTAACAAGTTTGTACTTGCTGTCGCGGTAAATTGCCCTTGGGTAGCACCCACGGTGACAATCGCGTAAGCTGAAGCACCTTGAGTAACCGCACCAACCGCACGAACCCATACACGTCCACGTTTTAGAACTGATACGTTTTGACCCGTGATGATGTCTTCCGCTTGGTCGTTAGGGTTTTCATGCGTCATAATAGCAACCCCTTGAGGAATACCAGACGCTACTGCTAAAGCCACTTGGTTGTCAGACGTTTGACGCTGAACACCACGCCCAAAAGGGACGTTTGCAGTCGCTACACGGCTTTCAATGGTATGGGGGATATCGCCAATAAGTTGACCTTCATACGCTTCAGCGGGATATAAAGTATACGCTGTTTGAGACATTACGCCTTACCTCCATGGTATTTTTGATTTAATAATTGACGCATATCGCCTTTAATGGCGGTATCACTGTTTACACTTGCCACGGCTTGCTTTTGCTTTGCTAAGGCTTCGTCTTCAGCAGTAGGTAACGCTTCAATCAACGCATCAAAACGGGCGTTTACATAATCGTCACTTTTACCGTCTAAGTTAATCGCTTCATGCTTAGCTTTAATAACCGCTTCTTTAATTAAACGGTCACTAGAACCTTGTAATGCGTCAACGTTTACCACACGCTTAGCGGTTTCTAACAAGGCTACACGTTCTGCGACGGCCTGCGCCATGGCTTCGTCATTGTGCGTTGCTTTCACGGCTTCAAGCTGTGCTTTTAACTCGTCTACGTGCCCTTTTAAGGCTTCACTGTCTAAACGTGCTTGCTTTTCAGCTTGCATCGCCTTTTCGTATGCTTTGGCTACTTCTGCATCGGCTCGATAGGTCAAACCGTCCAAGTTCACCGCTTGCATTTCTTTATCAGTCATGCGTTCGTCCTCATCTTCATGGTGTAACTGAACGGCCAGCCCGTCCATGTTTATTCTAGCCATACGCCCCGCCCGGGCTTGGTCTACAATAGCCAAGTGGTTATAACGTATGTTCTTTTGCCTGTGCGTGTAGGGTACACCGTCCCATTCACCCACTTCATCAACTAAATCTAAATTATAGCCAAGGGAAAGCTCCCTTTTACCTAGGGCTACCTTTTTAATCGCATCCTTGCGGTGGACGCTAAACTTAATAGCAATCGTGCTATCATCTACCGTCACCGTTTCCCCTGTAGAACCAATGCTATAAAGCTCTGCATTATCACTGTTCACCAGCTCAGGGGGATGATTATCGGTAACAGGTTTAAGCTTTAAAGATTCAAGGCTGTCTACGTTGAACACGTCATCGGGGTGTCTGAGTTCATGCCGAATCGTGCCGTCTTGATTGACATACTGAAAAACGCCTGTGCGTGTGACAACTGCATCGCCTGTTAAAAAGCCCTCAGACGTCGTCTTGTGTTTGAAAACGCTTCTATCGATTCTAAACACTTTAGCCCCTAGATGCTATATTTAGCTAATAAGCTACACTTTTACTTATTAGCTAAACTTACTTTAGCATTGTTTTTTTAGCTTTGCAAGCATTTTTAAAACTCAGGGATGACAGAATAACCAACGCATCTGCACCGTATATCTTGGCTAGGGTGTGCGTTGACGCCCCCTATGCTAGAACGTTTTTTCCAAGCTTTATCGTCTAAACTGTCTTTGTACACCGTGGGGTCATCCCACCTACATATCTTCCCTTCAAGCACCTTGTGAGAGCGTCTGACGCGTTCATCAAGGCGCGTATGCCATTCATAGTATTGAATGCCTAGGCGTTCATTGTTTTGCTTGTCTAGCTGGCCATAAAGGTTACCATACTCATTTTGGGCGATTAAATCGGCGCGCTTTTTACTTACGTTCAAAGCCACTTGAATCTCTTTGCGTGCGTCCGTTATCTGGCCACCGCTTCTAAACGTGGAACTGATAATGCTAGCCACCCTTTGATGCTCGTCTTCAACCATTTTGCCAATAAGACGCGCGTTTTCCTGCGCCCATGATTCTATGATTGCCCTATTTTGTGATAAAGAGGCGTATCCCTTAACAATAGGCACCTTTCTGTCTTCAACCACCGTCACCAGCTGATTGAACACATGACGCCGTACCTTTTCGCCTTCCTCCCGTAAACGCTGGATTAAGGCGGTATAGGCTACCTCTGTAAGCCCTAATTCTGTAAGCATCCGTTCAAGTTCTGCTTCCCAATCGGCTAAATCCTGCCTTAATTCAAGTGATGCTAAATAGTTTAGTCTTAGTGTGTAGCTTTCTATAGCTTGCTTTAATTTTTGTTGTTGTTTAGCTTGAAAGGCTACTAAAAAGGAACGGTAGCCAGCTGAAGCACGGTTAGGAAAGCTTTTTTTAATGATGATGATTTTTTTTGGCATTGCGTCCACTTAAAAGATATGCTAAACTAAATTTGCAAGATTTCTTATCATTACATTGACTCTTTTCTTTTTCTCCTCCCTCTGCTCACAAGCTGGGGGATTATTTTTATTTAAGCGTATAAACTTCAACCCCTTGAAAGTTAAGCCACTCTAAAGGTGATAAAGGCTTGAATGCTACTACATCGCCTTCTGCTCTATATGATGCTTTATCTTTAAAGGCTGTCCAGACAATCGGTAGTGTATTTTCTTCACACGTGAAAATGTTTTGGTCGTAATAAGTGAAAATGTTTTGGTTGCAATAAGTGGCGCACTGAGAGAACGTATGATAGTCTTCACCCTTTTGTAAAACCCCTTTCTTTAAAGCATCCTCAACATCTAACCAAGGATGCTGGGCTTCATATAAACGATTGCAAAGTTCTTGGTAAATATAAAGCCCGTGGTCACAATAATCAAACGTGCATCGCCCTAACTCTGATAGTCCCGTGTCTGTAAAAGGAGACCCTTTAAACACAATGTCAGCCATAGGCAAGTCATGCGTCAATATCTCCCACTCAACAAACTCATTACTGTCAAACGTGCAAGAATCACCTTCAATAAAACTAATCGTTACTGGGCGTGTTGCTCTCATTTCCCATGTCTCCCTCTTCTTCAAACGCACCATTGATAGCGGTGTTGTCAAGTTCACTTTGATATTCTATCACACCTTCAAGCGAGTAAGTGGGGTTCGTATTGTACCCCCCTTCGTGCCTAATGTGCCACAAGTAGGCTGGGTCTATAGCCCCCTCACGCATATAAACCGCATCGGCTTGCGCGTTCTTTAAGCGCACGTCTGCAAGCTGTTGGTCATCAAGGGGCTTTAAACTTGGCCAGTTCCACGCCATGTCATCGGGCTTGTCTTGCCAGTCCTGTTGAAGTGTTAAAACCTCTACAAGGCGGTTTATAGCGGGCTGTAGCGTCTGCATCTGATACGCTTGCACCGCTCCCGCCCATTGAACAAAATCCCCCTCTCCTGTGGCGTTCATGCCTTCAGGGGATCTGCCAAATAATTTAGTCATCGGGATGCCACTATTAGCCGATACAAGCTCCATCGTCCGTAGCATCAAATCGCTATAGCCTGTGACGTTGCTAAATTGTCTTTCAAAGGATTCTGAATCGGCGTCTAAAAGAATCATGTTCATTAAAGACTTGCTCAAATTAGCGTCATTTAAACGGCCTGATATTTTAGATTCTGCCCCGTTCCCGTAAGATTCAAAAAGCCCCTCGACTTTAAGAATCGTCAAGCCCCATTCTTTAATGATAATGTCACTAAACCCTTGCGCTGATAGGTAGCTTAAAATGCTGGTGTACGCCCCTTGTAAGCTGGAGGCGTGCCAATAGTTGTTGTTTCTAAGTGGCGTTTCAGGCAAGCGGTCGCCATCTAAACGAATCACACGGCTGGAATGCACCTTTAAATACTTTCCACTTTTTAAACGCAAATTATAGGTTTTCACATGCCCAAAGGATTCACTGTAAGGGTCACTGTCATAGTCATCTGAGGTAATAACGCAAGCATAGCGGTCAAACACGGCTAATCGTTCGATACTCTTTAAGCCTGCTTCTCTTAAGGGCATGGCGAGGTCTTCTTCACCGTCCTTGGCGAGTAATAAAATAATCGCTCCACCGTATAGCCTAGCGTCTTTTGACAGATCTGTTAAGGCTTTAAACGCGTTTAGCCGTTCAAGTTCTGCATAAAGCTCTTCGTCACAATCAAGGCCCCGCTTTAAGGCTTCATCCGGCACCATGTCAATTAAGCGCCTAGCAATACCGCTAGAAGAATAAAGCCCTTCTAGGGTCTTTTGGTCAAGCAACTTGTCGCCTCTAAACGTTGTAGCCGTGTTCGCGTCCCTACCGTATTGGCCTAGGCCTGTTAGAATGTTCTCTACACCGTCGGTCTTAATGGTCTTAGCTGGTTCTTTTTTATTAAAGAAGTTCTCAAACATGGTATCCCCCTTGGTTATTTTTAGTATAGCATACCACTTTTAGAACGCATCCACAAACGTATATTTCCGTTTTAGTAACGGCTCTATGGCGTAGCGAATGGCGTCTTGGCAATGATCATATTTTTCTAAAATGTCTGTTGTGATGTCTCCACTGCGCTGGTCTACCTTGTACGAGTAAAGCATCATCTCGTTTATGGTGTGCGTGCATCGTGTGTGAACCACTATTTTTTTGTACGACCGCATATGCGATATTGCTTCTTTTTTAAACTCTTTCCATTTTTTACACCCCTTGATGCGTGGTAGCCCGTGTCTGCTTAAATAGCTTATGTTTGCTGGACTGGCACAATCTGCGCGTATGATCCCTTTTTCAATTTCAGGCATGAACTGTTTAATGTAGTTAGCAGTATCATCCAGTTCAAGCCCTACTTTCACGGCTTCCTTTTCGATATAAAGCGTTTCATCATGAACCCATACCTTGACGCACGCCGTGGGGTCTTGCGCGTATCCAAAATCCATACCGTAAAAAGGAAGGTTCCAATTTTCAGGG